GCGCTTGCGAAATTGTGGATAGCTTCGGAGAAATAGGAATCGGGCTCGGCTCTCAAGTATCGCAACTCGTGGCGCTCGCCGTTCTCGACGATCTCGATCACTATATAAAAGAGCGCCTCCGTGTAAAGCACTACGTTCGATATATGGACGATTTCGTACTCATACACCCGGACAAAGAGTTTTTGAAACGCTGTAAAATCGAGATAGAGCAATTTTTAACGGGTATCGGTTTAGAACTCAATAAAAAGACCTCGCTCTACCCCTTGCGGCAAGGCGTAAAAATGCTTCAATGGAAATTTGTTCTAACGGATTCCGGACGGATCCTCCGCAAAATGAGCAAGAAAAAGCAAGGGAGACAGCGCCGAAAGCTCAAAAAGCTTTACGCAAAAGAGCGGAGCGGAGATTACGCGCAAGGAACGGCGCGGGAATCTCTCGTTTCGTGGCTCGCGAACGCCGCTCGCGGCGACACCTATCACGAGCAAAGAAAAATGATAAAATTCTATAAAGATATGGAGGAAAGCTACAAATGAAAAACGACGATTATAAGCGCCTCGCGAGAGCCGAGGCTATGGCTAACTTGCAGAGAGCCGAGCTTATGGAAACGCTCAAGCGCGGCTATGAGAAAGCTTGCGAGGAGAAGGACGAAGAGGGCGCCGCCGAGTTTGCCCGCAAAATCCGAAATAAGCTTCTCGAGGAGAGCGACAGCCGAATGATCTTTGACAGAATGAACCTCGACGTTCCGAAAGGAACGACTTTCACGGCTTGGCTCGGATTCTTTGAAGCTCTCGGAAAGGTGCTTCTCGGTGCGTGGGCTACATACCGAAAAGAGCTCCGAGACCTTCCCGAACAAGAGGGATTCCCGTTTAACGTGATTTTCCCGAAAAAACCGAGCGAGGAGGAGTAAACTTGTCTCTCTTGGAAATAATCGAGCGTCTTTGTGAAATCGCCCGCTTGCAAGCTGACATCATACAGAAACAAGCGATCGAAATCGAACAATCGAAGATTGCAACCGCCACGGACGACGAACTCCTCGAAATGAGGAGCCGCGCGGAACGCGAGCTCGCTACAATTTTCAAAGAGTGCGGTTAAAAAGAAATATGCTTGAGAAGATTTTAACGCCTCTTGTTTCTATCGTTTGCGGTTGGCTCGCTTCTTTTTTCACGATCGCAAAATCAAAAAATAAAAGACGCAAAGAGAGGGATCGAGCCGTCGAGGACGGTCTCGAAGCCCTCCTCCGCGCCGAAATCATACGGCAATACGAAAAATACAGCGAGAGGGGCTATTGCCCTATTTATGCAAAAGAAGCCCTCAAACGAGAATATAGCTCGTATCACGCGCTCGGAGGAAACGACGTCGCTACCGAGTTATACCACAAAATTTTAGAATTGCCGACCGAGCCCCCGCACGACCACAACAGCACAGAACATCACAAACACCACAACGAATAAAAAAGGAGATTTCAAAATGAAAGAATTTTTAATGAGTAATTGGGCGAGCCTCCTCGTGATTCTCGCCTTTGTAGCCGTTCTCGTTTACCTCGCCGTAAGAGGCAAAAAGGACATTGTAGCAAAGATCCTCTATGCCCTCGTTACCGAGGCGGAGAAAATCTACGGCTCCGGGACGGGCTCCGTAAAGTTCGCCTATGTTGTAGAAAAAGCCTATTCCTATTTGCCCGCGATCCTCAAGGTATTTATTACATACGAACGCCTCAAACAAATGATCGAGGACGCACTCGCCGCCGCTAAAATCAAGTGGGCGGAGGAGGCGGGGATCTCCGATTATTTGAAACAGCCCGAGGTTTTCGTCGGTGAACTCGTAAGCGTAGCCGACGCAACAGCGCCCGGCAATAACGAAAAGTAATATTTGAATAACAAAAAGCCGCTCGACGATAACGCCGGGCGGCTTTTTTCTATTTCTTGTAAATGACTATATGTAAGTTTACGCCGAAAGACTTTCCGTTATCTCCCCCGGTAATATCCGAGATTGTGGCGCTCATAGGGTTAGTTCCGTATTGGTATTTCATTTCGTGAGCGAGTTCGGCTTTTAAGAATCCGAGCTGTTTTCCCTTTGTTGTAAAAACGCCGATAGCGTCCGGGTATTCCTTCGAGGGCATAGGCTTAAAAATAACATCTTCTCCCGGGCTACACTTTTTAATAATGCTTTGTCGGCTCGTTCCGTCGGCATTATCAAAGGTTACGCCGGCGACCTTTGTATAAAAGTCGCTCTCAACCGAAAGAGAGGATTTGCTAATCGCGGCGGGCGCGGGCTTCGCTTTGTTTTTGTTGCATATCTTAACAATAAGATACACGATCCCGGCGGGATAAAAGATAATCAATAGGGCGATTTGCCAACCTTTTAATTTTTTCATAGGCTCCTCCGAAAATAAAAAAGTGTGTGCAACCGGAGCTACACACACTAAAAATATAAGCTCCGATTTGCTACCACACAAAAATTTTCTACACTATTTTGAAATGAGAAAATAGAGCCTACATTTTTCTACAGAGTAAAAAATATAGACACTCCAAAATAGCATAGAATATTAAATTTTTGTGTGGTGCTTTTATTATATCATAAAGAAGCCTTTTTGTAAATCCATATCCGCAAAAAAATGCGAAAATTTTCTAAAAAAGTTTTGCAAAACCCCTTGACATACTGCAATAAGTATGATATAATATATACAGAAAGGAGGTAGAGCCTATGGAAAACATAGAAAAAGCCTTGCGGGATTTGGCAAAAGCCGTTGAGAGTAACCCGACAGTTAAGAGCGTTAAGGTTACAATAACGTTGCAAAAGCCGAAACCGAGCAAGGCAAAACCCGAAAGCAAGTAAAGCTTTCAAGGCGGGGACGGGGCGAAAGCCCCTCCCGTAAGTCCTATTTTATCATATAAAACGGCGTTTGTCAAGCGCCAAACCGAAAGAGAGGGCTACAAAATGCAATTTATCAAAGACAAAGACGGAAAAATCGTTCGCCGAATCATTAGCGACCGCGCATATATTGAAAATCTTACTCTTTTCGTGGACGGACAGCCGTTCGCCAAAATCGGCGGATCCTTCGATATGCGCGAGGCTATCAAAACCGGAAAATTATTTGTATGAGGAGGCAAAAAATGAGAATCAAAAAAGGCGATAAAGAATATACCATAATCGAACGTAAAAGCTATTGGAGCGTTTCCCTTATCTCGGGCGGGCTCACGGTCGATTATCAAGTAAACAAGGATATTTGCGCGACGGAAACCGAGCTCCGCGAGTATATCTTAAAAAGCGAAATGTTTTGAGAGGGCGTCAATATGGAAGAAAAGAAGAGAAAAACAAAAACCTCCTCGGCGGTAAAGAATCGCTATAATAGTAAAGTCTATGATTCTATTATTGTGAGAGTGCCAAAAGAGACCGCGGAGGCGTTCAAAGCAAAATGTGCAGCCGAAAACATTCCGCAAGCGCAGATCATAAAAAAGGCGATCGCGGATTTTTTGAATCAATAACAACTCGGAGCCCGTTTCACAGCGAAGCGGGCTCCTTATTTTTATAGTAAAACGGAGTGATTTTATTATGAGACATTATAAAACTTTAACTTGGAACGATCGGCTTCAAATCGAGGCTTGGCAAAAGGTAGGCGTTTCACCGCGTCAAATGGCGGCGGAGCTTCACGTACATATTAGCACCATTTACCGCGAGCTCAAGCGCGGGCAATACGAACACCTTAACTCCGATTATACGACCGAAATAAGATACAGCCCCGATATATCCGAGCAAAAGAAACAAGAGAACCTCCGCGCTAAAGGCGGCGGGCTCAAAATCGGAAACGATCACGATTTCGCTCAATTTGTGGAATTTATGATCGGGAGCGAGAAATATTCGCCCGGAGCGGTTCTTTTGGAAATCCAACGGAGAGGGATCGTATTCAAAACATCTATTTCAAAAACGACGCTTTACCGCTATATAGATCAAGGAATCTTTTTAACGATCACGAATAAGAATCTCCCCGTAAAAAGGAATCAAAAGAAAGGCTATAAGAAAGTACGGCAAAAGAAAGCGCCTCGCGGAACGAGCATAGAAAAGCGCCCGGAGGAAATCGCCGAGCGCGTCTCTTTCGGTCATTGGGAAATGGATTGTGTAGAGGGCAAGAAAAAGACAAAGAAAACCCTCCTCGTTCTCACGGAGCGGCTTACTCGCCGGGAAATTATTCGCCTTATGCCCGATAAAACCGCCGAGAGCGTCGTAAAAGCTTTAGATTCTCTCGAGAGGGAGATCGGAATAAAGAAATTCCGCAAGATGTTTTTATCTATCACCGTTGACAATGGAGGCGAGTTCTCCGATTGTGAAGGAATCGAGCGCTCATACAGAGGAAAGAGTAAACGAACGACCGTCTATTATTGCCACCCTTACAGCTCATACGAGCGAGGATCAAACGAGAATCAAAATAAAATGGTGCGTCGGCACTATCCAAAAGGGACGAGCTTCGAGAGTGTTACCGTCGCGGAGATTGC